ATAATTCCTAAAACTGTACAATCTCCATTCCATAGCGGAACGATTCTTGTACGCCCCACGCCCTGAATTTCTTCGCACCACGATCGTATCTGCACCTTATTTCCATTTTCTGCCGGACCGGACAGCTTATCTATGTATCTGGATCTCGCAGAATCGTCCTCTTCCATATCCACTGCCGGTATTGCAATCTCTTTCAGTGTGGCGCTGATAAGATTATCAACGTCCTGATCTGGAATTACCGGAAGTCCCGGAACCAAAGTGTTCATATCTGTACCAGTTTCTTCGGATACGATCACCCATCTATTTTCCAACTTTTGCGCCGTAAAGAAATGATCGTCACAGCTCATAAGGTCGCCAACCTGCGGCTCTGCGCCCACAAATTCCACATAATATGTAGCTGCGGTATCTGCTGGAGGGTTTCGTGCCATTCCACGTTCCATCATTTTCTCGGTCAGAACATCGCCTGTGCATGTCGTGATAGAAAGAATCTCATTCACAGTGGCAAGATCATTAAAAAACTTTGCCACTCGGATAATGTGTCCATCGGAAGCGTCCCGATATATACTGCCTTGGTTCGTGTCCACGCCAAGTTCTGCTCCCAGATCTTCGCACTCTGTCATCAGATAATCTTCCGTAATTTCATCAAGCCCAAGCTCTCCGATATTTTTAATCGCCATCTGCTATCGCCCCCTCTACCTCAATATCTCCATAAATGGTACTTGCTGCAAATGACACATGAACGCTATCGTGAGAAATGATCTCATACGAAAAATCGGAAACGCCGGTCACTCTTTCGTCGTAAAGCAACGCTTCCTCCAGCATTGCCGGCATATCGGATTCCAAAAAGTCCTCCGTAAGTCCACTGTCATTTATCTTGTTGAAAAAATCACACCCATACTGGTCGTCATAGATTAAATGAGCGAACCGGGTTGTTGACAGAATTTTCCAGATAGCCTGTACCACAGCTTCCTTCCCATCTATCATTCCGCCAATTCGTTTTCTCTCAAAATCCATCTTATAGGTGCGATATACCTGATTTGATTCGTCTATATCGTCCTCGTCAAAAGGAACGCTGACAATTTCGTCTAATTCCTCGTCCATATTCTCACACCCTGTCCATCATGTAATATGATTTTCCATTATTAAAGGCGAACATATAAAAATGCTCGCCCACATCTAAAGGTTTCAGCCTGTCGGGTACCGTTAAGGAAATCGCCGACAGGTTTATATTTATATCATTTTGCAACGTCACCTGCAAAGGATCTACGCTTGTCACCGCTCCGATTACCATTTTCGGAACATACGGTTGCACCATCTGCTGGATCAGTTGCTTAATTGATGTAGCTTCCATAACGCCTCCTGTTAGATTTCTTTCAGATAACCAGAATAAGAATATCCTGTAGTGCCTTTATACCTCACATGGAACCAACCGTTTTTAGACTTTCCGTCTCCCTCTGCGGTTTCTCCATACGGAATCGCTGTAAGAATCGTACCATTCGGTTCTTTTCTTATGCGTAACCCGTTCCGCGCCGTTACCTGATACTTTTTATTCCATGAGCTGCTATTTCCTTTGCCCGAAGAACCATTGCTGGATTTGTAGTCGGGTACATAATTCAATTTCAGTTTCATTTGGTGCTTTCCATTCTCGAATGTATGGGTATCTTCATCAACATACATTACCTTTGTCAGCCCTAATGCACTGATTTTCACATGAACGCAGCCGCCCGAAATTACTGAAATATCCCCTGTGCCAGTCCATGTTAAGGACTGTGCCACTACGCTCTTCTCTTCTTTGAAGGTCGCAATTTTCTGGTTTAGCTCCGTTGCGCTTGCATCATTGTCCACCGACTGAACATCTGCAAACTTACCAATTTTCTTCTCCAATTCCTTATTGGTATACGATTTCTTGGTTTTATTTTTGGATGTAATCAGCTTTATCCGAGTTCTGGCGTCATAAATGGAGCGTGTCTGCTCATAACTTTCCGTATTGGTCGCAACGCTCAGTTCCGGCATGGTATTCACATCTTTTCTCTGCCAGAGATATATTTTCCCTTTTTCAGATCTGACATAATACCGTCTGCCGGTTGATTTGTACGTTTCACTCAGAGCCTCTTGAATCACGTCCCAGTATGTGGAATTGGATTTTACAAGCTCTGATATTTTCTTTCCGGTATCTACTGCACTGCCAACCGTCAAGCCAGCTCGCTTGCAGCAATCTTTAAAGATCTGAGTTGCCGTTTTCTTCTTGTAGCTGAAAGAATCTTTGCTGTTGCTGAGGTATATGCAGTTGTCCCACGCCTTTAGGGTGAGCTTCCGGGCACTGCTCTTTGTTTCCGTCATAAGCAGCCCTCGAAAAATCTCTTTGCCATCCAGGTACAGCACGCAAGTCTGGCCGCTTCCACAGTCTACAGAAGCTCGTTTCATTGCATACCCTTCCGAATCAAACAGAACAGCAGAAATACTCCTTGGTGCAGCGCCTTTCCTGCCGGATACCGTAACAGAAGAAACCAACTCGCTATAATCGTAAAAGGTTTTCCCTCTGCCTATCATAAATTTCAACTTGTAATCTGCCATAACGCCTCCTACGGTATTGTGATCGTCGTGCCGGGAAAAATCAGATTTCCATTCCGGCAGTTAGAATATCCATGTTTTTTTGCAGCTTTGTTCAGCACGCTCTTATTGGCATTATAGATTTTGGTGCATTTTTTGCCGTCTCCATAATACCTTTTCGCAATATTCCACAGGCAGTCGCCCTGTTTGATTTTGTAGGTCTTTTTCTTCTGGGTGTTATTTACCCTTTTCTTTGTTTTTGTCTGTTTTGCCGGAGCTTTTTTCTTGGTGTTCGGCTTCGTGTATTTCTTTATGGTTACTGACCGATACTCTTTCAGCGTGATAGAATAGCTGATTGTTCCAACATCACCACCCTCTTCCGTAGCGGTATAGCTGGTTATCACAGCATATATGTTCAAGCTGAATGCCCCAGAAAAGACTAAATGCAGTGGATTTGCTGCATTCATAAGTGCCAGAATCCATTTGTGCATGGTCTGTGGCGTTTTGAAATTCTTTTTCTGGCAAGTACAATAGCTGCCATAGGTTGCCGGAAAGTAAGAAGACCAGCTTATTTGCATCGGTCCTCTCTTCCCCTTGTGAAGTAAAGTGCCAAGACGGTCAATGTCAGAAGTGACCGCCTTGCCATCTATTTTGATCTGTATTGATTCCGGATTCATCGGGACTTGATACTGCTTCTTATCGTTGTCGTAATTCATCCAGATCGTATACTTGGAAGCTTTAAAACTCATACGCCCCTTCTCCTTCCTCAATAATTTCCTGTTGCACGATGTTCATAAATACATCTCGCAGGTTTTCCATCATAGCGTCTACAATCTTCTCTTTTGAAACTCCGCTTCCAGAAACGTTTATACTGCCCTGTCCGCCTATCTCTAACCTAATTACCCTTTCACTGGTTTGAGGGCTTCCTACAGGCTGTGACAAGCTATGAGGTGCATTTACTGTTTGCACTGGTGCTTCCACACTCTTTCCCTCGCCACTATTCAGAACGCCAAGCATTTCACCAGTCTGCTCAAACAGTGATAAGGAACGGTCTGAACCGTCCAGAGGGATAATGGATTCTGGCCCGGCTTCTGCTACAATACCCAAATGCGGTTCATCAAAGATACCCCCAAGAGCATGAAGCGAAGCAGATACTGTTGCAGATCCAGTTGCCCCGCCGCCAAAGCTGATTGTCTTTGTCGGGTTCGCAAGAGAATAATTTGCTGTCAGTGTTACATTTACTACTCCAGACGCAGAATAAGGTGAAGCCCATGCGCTCCGCACAAGACCACCTACCTCTGCATAAAGTGCCGCAATGTTGTCGGTTCCCTTTGCAAGCGTTACATCCACAGTCCCAGGTGTTGGAAAAGGTACTGCAAAAGCTGCAAGAACATCTTCCTGTGTGGAAGCCAAAGCCTGTGTATGATCTATAGTTCCTGCCGTTACTGTGACATTCGCTGGTACGGTTACTGGTACTGCCGGCTGTTCCCCGAGCTGCGATGTAATCTCTCCAGATAATCCAGCACTGTCAATCGTTCCGGCTTTAATGGTTACATTTGCAGGTACATCTACTGGCACCGCTTCGCCCTGTTTGAGTTTTTCAGAAATTGCAGATGCAAGAGCACTATCATCAAGGCTTGCAACCTCAAATTTAATAGTCGTTGGCACCTGCTGCTCTTTCGGTTCAGAAG